GCCAGAGGCAAGGCTCTCAGCATTCTCATCGCCAGAATCCATGAGAGCGGAAATGACCTTGTGCATACCCTCTCCGGTATCCATCATCATCTCTGCTTCGCCCGAGTCCATGCCCGCTTGAGCCATTGCTGCATCGAAAGAACGAGCATCCGAGCCGCGAAGGGTCATCGACCAGCCACCAAGCTCGTCAATGGCCATTTGAAGCTCCTCTGGAGAAGGAAGCTGACCAAAGGTGGAACTTCCTCTCTTTGGATCACCGTCCGAAACACCCTCCTGGGTTGGAGCAGTCATTGCTGCACCGGCTGGCTTGCCCGCTGGAGGCATTGCGGCCCCTGGCATGCCCATCTCCTGAAGAGAAGCACGAACTGCCTTGCGGACAGCCTCAGCCAGAGCGGTCTTGGTGATCCGTGCCTTTGGCTTGCTCTTGTTCTCTTGCATTGCCTTGCGGATTCCGCCCTTTACGGCTTCCGATACCATCTTCTTCAGTTCGCTCTGTTTCATTTTCGTCTCCATTAGATCCATTTCATTGGCTTGATCTACTGCGTGGGCAATTTGATTGTATTCCCACCCCTGAAATGCTGGGGAAGAAGCCAAGAAATCCACGAAGGCAGAATCGCGTCGCGAATCAGGAACCACTGCGATTGCATTGACTGCCGCATCATGGTTCTGGGGAAGCTCAAGCCAATTTACCATGGCCCGAATGTCACCGGGCTTGATAAACTGAACAGGCAACCTACTTTCCTTTACTTTGCTCATTTCTCATCATCCCTGGGAGAAGGTTCCACGGTTGGTAATTACGAAGTCAACCGAGAGTGCTTCAAGGGTCTTCGTAGGAATGATCCAGATTTTGCCCCTGAGCGTCTTGTTCTCAAGGTCAGCCTGGGTTGTGGTTGTGGTGTCGATTGCCACCTTGAAGCCATCAACTCCCTTTTGATCCTGCACCTTCTTGAGGATTGGGTTGACTTGCTGGTTGAAGCGTGCAAGAGTTGCCTCACGCGATTGCTCGAAGAGCATCTTGTTAGCCACCTTACGCACCTCACGACGGATCGCGATGAGCAATCTACGGACATTCACCCTATCCAGGGAGCTTTGACGAGCAAGGACCGTCCTCTGGCCCCACACAACCGGACCAGTGCTTCCTGGGAAGGACACGATTGGGTTGATGTTGACAGCGGCCAGGGCATCCATGTTTGCCTTGGAGAGGCGAACGATTGGCTCTGCCGAGCTCTCCAGGGCTCCACGGGTGAATCCTGCTGGTGCAGTCCATGGGTAAAGCTCCAAGAACACCAACCGAAGGTGGAACACGAACCGTGTCGCGGTTGTATCCATCCCTGATCGAGAGGTCTGGGAAGTAAGCAGCGGCAAACGAACTGTTGAGTCCACGTCCCGAGAAGTACGAGATCGTGTTGTTCACGCTGATACGCTGAGTGGAACCGGAAACCAAGAGGCTATCCGTATCCTTCTCCTCGATATCCATGACATACAAAGCGTCGAAACGCTCTTCAGTTGCACGGATTGCCGTGTCAGTCAGGTAACGGTGGCGAATTCCAGGCATTGCCAGGAGTTGAATGTCAACTTCCGTGGTGTCCTGCATGATCGTCAGAGCCTTGTTGTAGGCGGAAACCGTTGGACCCGAAGACAAACCACGACCCGTGTAGGTCATTTCCTCGGCAATGGCCTTGTTCGTAAGCTGAGCCATGTCGGCATCGAAGATGCGAACACCATCGAACCCACCCTGAAGGGTGAAGGAGAACTTGGCCAGGGAACGAGCGCCTGGGTCCAAGAGATCCGACACCGTGAGAGCCTTGGTCAAGGCAGTGGTGTTTGTGGTGATTCCGCCTGCACGGGTGTAGGTCCAGTTTTCCGGCTTTGTTCCGTCAGCGATTCCACTTGCAGACACGTATGGGACAGTCAGGTTCTCCAGGGTGAACAGGTTGTTGTTGAACCTATCTGCATCCAGGATGCCATTCTCTGCCGTATCAGCCGTACCCTGGTTTGCCGAAACCAGAACGTTCTGCCAGACGGTCTGGTAGGTTGGGAAATACTTGGCGTAGGACTTGATCGAGTCGTTGGCCACGTAGCTGGAGTTTGGATCGGTTGCCGACTCCTGACGCTCGAACTGAACACCCCAGTAGAGGTTCTTGTCCGAGGTTTGGGTCGAGCTTGTTCCCCTGGTCAAAACCAAGCGGAATGGCACAGGCGGCTGCACCATCCTGTAGAATGGGTTGGTGACGCTGTAACCCGTCGAGTCCGAGAAGGCTGGCATTGGAGCCGTTCCCGAGGTCACAAGGTGAGGGTATCCACGGAAGCCCATTGGCAGGGCCGTCTCTGGGGTCTCACCGTTGATCACGTCGTCAGCAATCTGCACACGGATGTACTTCGAACGAACTGGGTAATCGCCCGTCGTAATCAGTTTTTGCTTGCCAAGGGTGGCGTCGAAGTTGTAGAAGACCCTGTTGTCTCCAATGATCTTGCCAATGAACCTTGGATTATCACGATCCAGGCTCAAAGCCCTCCATGCCTCAAGAACAACCTTGTTGTTGTCCGAGTCATTCATGTCGCGGACAAGCAGGTCGAACGTTCCGAACTGAGTTGTGTCGGAGTTCGATGGCTGGATGTTTTCGATGGAAATCTTCAGCTTGGAGTTTGGCTCCTCACCGTCACCCGAAGCCCAAACCTGGAAGAGGTTGACTGGAGTACCACCGAATCTCTGCGAGATCACCCAAGGCGAACGGGCAGTTGCGAAACGGTCCTCGAATCCTTCGAAGTTTGGTGCCGTTGTCGTACCACTGTTTCTCGTCTGAGAACCCGTCAGGAGGAAGGCGCAACGCTCACGGTAACCGTTGCTTGCGGCGGCTCCCGAGGCTGCTACAACGATGCCAGAGCCCGTTACCACGGCAATCGCTGGGTGGATGTCGTACTGGCTGTAAAGGACGTACCCGGCACGCTCAAGGAGGAGTGGGTCCTTGTTGAAGATTTTGCCGAAGTAGTTTGGAGCCGAAGGATCAAACGAAGCCGTGATCACATTGCTGTAAGCAGAGTCCGTTGCCTTGTGACCATTCAGGAACATCACGAATTCCTGCTTGCTGGAACCAAGGTTCACAGCACCAGAGATTGCTCCCCTGATATTTGCTGCCGTTGCAGCAGCAGTCGTCGATGGAGCCGTCGAAGTCGTGTTGTAGGAGCTGGAAAGGGTCAACACCACACCCGAAGCAGCCATGAGCACGCCTCGGATCAATGGAATGCCCTGGGCAGAGAGACCGGCGTCCGTGAAGACTGCCGAGCCAGAAGACTGCGACATGAAGGCTCCCAGGAAGTATGTCCTTCCAAGAGGGCCCGTTGTGTTGGCATAGGCATTGCTTCCCAGGTTTCCAGAAAGCGTTGCTTGTGGCTGTTGATCACCAACCACGAATCCTGCGCTGGTCACCTTTCCGGCGTTATCACCAGAAGAAGTCCTCTTTTGACCATCACCAGCACCGAGAACCCTCATGTAGGTGATTGCCTGCGAGTTCCTGAGCCACTCATTTGCGGCCAGAGGACCGTTTCGGAAAGTCGTTGTTGGTGCGCCGAAGCGAACAACGAAGTCTTTCATCCCAGGGAGGGTCACTGGCACAAAGGCAGGTCCCTTCGAAGCAGGAGCAATCACTCCAGCAGGAATTCCAACTGGCTCATTGGCCGTTGGTCCCGTCAGGTCGATTTCTCGGGTTGTTACGCCAGCGCTCTTAAATCCTTGTGCCATGATGCTTTTCCCTTAGACAGCTATTCGGTAAGTATGCCAGTACGGGCTGTTCAGGTTCCCCTGTTTTATCAGACGAACTGAACGCCGCTCTGTGTGATGATGAAGTCAATTGCGATGAATTCCACCGAAAGCGTTGGAAGCAAACGAATTTGAACATTCATCTGGTTGGAGTCGATATCGACTTGGGTGTTGTTGCTGTTGTCACAGATCACAACAAACGCATCGAGTCCGCCCTTAGACTGAATGCTGGAAAGAACGGCGGTATATTGCTTCACAACCTCGTCGCGGAGCGATTGGGTGATGTTGTCGAACATCAACCTGTTTCCGATTTCAACAATCGAACGCTTGGCGTCGAGCACCATTCTCTTGACATTCATCGAGGTCAAAGAGCTCTTACCCTGCTTCAGCGTCATTTGACCCATAATCACATAACCCTCACGTGGGAACTTCACGATTGGGTTGATGCGAGCAGCAATCAGGTTGTCGCGCTCTGGCTGGTTGAGCCTCGTCGATGTCAGGTTGACGAAGCCAAGAGCCGCACGGTTGAACCCGGCAGGAGCAAACCATGGGTATGCCACCCTGTCGTTGTAACCGATTGCAGCCAAACCAACTGCGGAAGCTGGGATGGTGACCTTGCGGCCATTTGTTGGGTCGTCGATTACCGAGTTAGGGAAGTACGTTGTTGCTGCGTCGTTGTCGATTGCACGAGCATCGAAAACATCCTTCGTTTCGTCGGAATCTGTGTAACGGCTCGTATCTCCATCGAAGATGCGAGTTCCGTTGTAGTCGTAGTAAGGAATGTCCATGAGGTACATGGACAAGGTGTGTTCCGCTGTCTTCGTGGCTGCATCGTCAGTGACGAATGGATCACGAATTCCTGGGATTGCCAGGAGGTTGTGCTGCGAAACCAATGGGTCCGTGATGATCTTCACTGCCGTTTGGTACGAGAAGATCGAGGCGTTGTTCTTTCCAGAACCGTTGAGGTTCGTGGAGAATCCTGGGGACGTGTAGCTGCTGTTTGCTCCACCGCCACTCTCTGTCGAGGTGGCCTTGTCGTTCAAACGAGCGGCATTCTTGTCAAGGATGTTCACGCCGTCGAATCCGCCTGCCATCACTGTCGTGAATTTGGCATAATCCGAGAACTGGTTGAACACCGCAGCCGTGGAACCCTTCATCAGGAGGGTTGCGAAGGTCACACGAGCACCGTTGGTATCCGTTACGGAGTAATCCGATGGATCAACCGTTCCGTTACGGATGTAAGCTGCTTCCTTCATGTGAGTCTCTGCCGAAGCCGTAACGTCGGCAAGAGTGATGTTGGAAAGGCATACGCGGGCCAGGGTGAACTTGTTGTCGTTGTACGTGTCCGTCTTCGAACCCGTCACAAGGACATCCAACTTGCTGATACCGTGGAACTTCGTCAGAGCCGCAACCAAGGCGTTTGGCTCGTTCGAGATGTTTGGGTTCAGGACGTTGACGTTACGCTCCGTCTTGACACCCCAGTAGTAGCGGGAGTCCACAACCTCGTTGGCTCCAGGTTGTCCCTCAAAGCCAGCAGAGGACGAAACCTCACCCCTCGTAACCTTGAAGCGGTATGGGAGTGGAGGAATCATTGCAGAGAGAAGACGGTGATCCGTTGTGCCAGAAGCAGCAAGGCGAATGAAGGAGCCAGAGATACCACCAACTGGCAAGCCGTCGTTTCCGGTGTGGGAGGTGTTCAGGAACTCGAATCCACGGAAGCCGAATGGCAGAGCATTGGCTGGAATCGTGCCTCTTGTCACCTGATCGGAAACAACCACGCGGATCAACTTGGAACGGTTTGGGCTCTGACCTTCCTTATTCAAACGACGGTCGTCTGGATCAAGGGTGTCGAAGGAGTAGGCCACCTTGACATCACCAATCACCTTGGCAATGTAGTTGTCTGCGGTTGGGTCGAGCGAAACGTTGTTGAACTGCTCCAACACCCTTGGCTCCACGTCCGAATCGTTGAAGTCGCGCACAACGACTGTGAACGTTCCGAAGAGGTACTTCGGATCGGAAGATGCCCTCAGACCAGCGATCGAAATCTTGAACTTGTTGTTGGCGTAGGCACCATCGTCCAGGGATTCGAAGTAGAAGAGGTTGTGCTCCGTGGCGCTGAATGGCTGCGAGATGAACCAAGGCGTCTTTGGA